ACCACCACCGCCGCCGCCAGGAGCGCATCCCGACAGATACATCGTCGTGACGCCAGCCGGAACAACTAGACTCCCCGATGCCGTCGCGCGACTGTAGCCCTTTTGCTGCTGCTGGAGAGCATGCAGCGGCTGAGTTGCGGAACCAACTTGCGCCGCACCGCCAGTGCTTTCCAGTAGAACACACGCGCCAAGCGACGAGTTATACATAAGAACCGCGTCGCCGTTCGCTATCAGTTCCCCACCTTGAAGCGCGGAATGCGCCGCACCAACAATCGGGATCGCGGCAAGGCCGTTAATCGCGACGGTTGATGCCCCCGTATTCGACGCCTTGACTTTGACGCGGAACGCGAAGCCGTCGGGAACAGACGTCATTGCTGGAGCGAAGGCAATCACGCAAGCGTTAGCGCTTCCCGTATCCACCGCATAAGATGACGCCCCCGACTGAACCTGACCAACGGACGCGGCATGATGCGATGCCGTACCGTCCGCGATCTGCATCGGAGACGCACCACAGTGATACAGAACCCATGCACCGGACGTCGACAGCGAAGAATTGAACCGGATCACGGCGATTCCGTTTACTGACAGTTCGCCGCCCTGCAATGGAGTGCCATTAAGACCGTAGATCGGATAGGACGTACCCGACCCGTCGAGAATGAAGGTCGATGCGCCCGTGTTGGCCGTCTTGACTTTGAAAGTTCGGACAATCCCGTCAGCAGGCGCAGAGACCGTCGGAGCGTAGGTCGCCGCATAGGCGTTTGCGACACCAAAGTCCGCCGCATAGTTGGTCGATCCCGACTGCCCGATCGTCTTGATCGCCGTGTATAACTGATTGAACGACGATTTCGATAGGGTTAGGCCAGCGCCCGTGATCGCATTCATGATTTCCAGCATGAGCGCGTTCATGAATTCAGCCGGAAGAATCGTCGACGCAACTCCAGTCGCGGCATTGCCATCGGTGAAATAGCCAACGGTCCCGAGCGCGGACGAAGCGGGCTGCGCGCTCGCCGCGGTCGAGACATCAATCTGATACATTCGATGTCCTTACGAGTATTGAAATTGCAAATAGGTATGCGCGGGAGCGACTGACGAGAGTTCGCATTCGAGGACTTTGTTATTCCACGTAGCGAGCGCCTCTCCTACAGTCGAACTACCGACCCTGAATCGCGTAACCGTATTGAGAGGGGCGCGAATCGCCCAGGTGTAAAACCACTCGACTCCGCCGAGCGAATCGCCGCACCGACTCTGACCGCAACGGAACGGCGCATATTGATTGACCGTTACCGTGTAGCCGAGATTGAGAGCAAAGTTGATGTAATAAGCGGAGGATTGCCCTCCGCTGTTCGCGAAACGCGCAACAACCTGATTTCGTCGCTGCTGAATCGTTGGCGATGGTCCCGCGCATGGATCGGGGAGTCCTAACGTCGATTCCCACTCGGGCAACAGTTCGACTGTGTTCGCCGGAAACGCATCCGAAATCAGGTTTTGCGCACGGTCAGAATTACGCTCATAAACCGCCGCGAGACCTTCGAATACCTGAGACTGAACGGAATCAGAATCGCGGGGCCAGACCTTGCCCTGAGGCATAAGGGCTTGTAGCGCGCGCGCGAAGTCGCCAGCGGAATAAACAGGAGTCGTCATTTCCCTCCCCTTACGACGAGAACGTCACGTCAGCCAAAACAGGCAGATAGCCTGTTAGCGACGTGATATTTCCCGGATAAGTAGTCGACGACCCACTTTGCACGCCGACAACAGACGTAATGACGAAGCCAGCTGTCCCTGGCACTGAGGCGATCGCCGATTCGATATAAGAAAGCTCGACCGTTCCTGCGCGAGGGTCCCCGTAAGAGACGAGAACCTCAGTGATAGCGGCTTTTACAGCGTTCCGAACTGTTGTGCTTGCGCTCGACAACCCGCTGACTGTGAACGTCAGGCTATTCGGCAGAGGCGCGCACACATAAACAAGAGCCGTAACGGGCTGCTCTGGATAGATCGAATTAGCGACCGTCAATTGATCGCCAGACGCGACCGTACCGCGCGGATGCCCGTTCGGGAGGACGTCACTCGAAGAAACACCGTTAGAACCTTGCGGAAACCCGTTAAAGGCCGCATCTGCGTCATCGAACATCACATAGACAACGACGGTTCCGGCGCCGAATCCATTCGGCGCGCACCACGCGCGAGTAACGCCCGCGACGTCGGTCGCCCACGTCACATAATCCGTCTTTGCGCCGCCCTGAGGAGACGCCTGATACGCGGCGATTACTCGGTCGCTAAATGAGTCTTCCTCCTCCTGATCGGCGCCACCTGTGAAATCCGTCGCGGCCACACCGTTAGACTGGATTCCAGGAATCGCCGTCGAGAGGGTCATGACGGCGCCCGCCGAACAGTTTCCAGCGGAGCCCGCCTCGACCGCTTTCGCGGTAACAGTCACGCTTCCGGACGAAATCGTCCCTGACGACGTCGCGGTATAGGCTGTGCCATCGCCGAGGACAAATTGCGCCCCCGCATCGATGGTCCCAGATGCGCCGGAGAACGTGACGGAGCCACTAGAAAAGGTCGCGTCTTTCTGCGCCACCTTCTTCAGCGCTCCCCAAGCTGCGAGATATTCGCCCGTCGCCGTCCACGGGACCGCCTGTTTCGCGATCCAGTCAAGGTAACCGAAGTGCAAATGAGCGAGCCCCGCCTGAGCGTCGCCCGTAATTTTCAGATTCGAATAGCGGAGGAGCGGGTCCGATCCCTTCAGACTCGAAGCGATGTCGGACGCCACTTCCGACCGCAATTCGGTCAGTGTTGGACGTGCATATGGCATGTCAGGTGATAGCGCTCCATAGCGATTGATAGGCGACCGAAGTTGTCGTCCCGTTCGTCTTGTGAGCGACGATCAGCGCGCCGAGGCGCCCTGCCTGAGTCCACTCGACAGCGATGTCAAACGACGCGACGACGCCGTCATCGATAAGCCATTGAAGAGCCTCGACGATGTAGTCATTCGCGCGCTGAAGGGTTTCGGTCGTTTGCTTTGCGCGGCTCAGCAGCCAAAGGCGCGAGCCGATCTGCGTGTCGGAATCGAGGTCGCCCCACCATCCGCGAGGGTTCGTCGTCCCGTCCGGAATCTCGTCGTCTGCCGCGGCCTGACGGTCCGAAAAAAGACTGATGAGGACTGCCGTTTCGAGGTCGTCGCCCGTTTGAAGCAACGCCCCAGATAAAACCCAATCGCCACGGCCTAGCGTCGGGTCCCATGCCGTTTTTGTGTCTGCCATTTCGTGAGGACGAAAAAAAGCCCGCGCTAGGCGGGCTTGTGTGTTGACTGACTCGGCGCTTATTCCGTCTGCGTCGGCGTATTCGACGTAACCTGACTTGATCCGGCTTGTACGCCGGTCACGATGTGATTGTGTCCGTCGTAGATCGTGCGCATTTGCGCCATCGTGTGAGGATTTGTCGCGACGTTGTCTTGCATGTCGCCGCTCGACTGGAGGGTCGGCGTCGTGAAGTTTGTTCCACCGGGCGCGATAACCTTGAATTTGCCGCCGAGCGCCAGCGTGAAATCGCCTGAGCAATTCCAAGTCACGTTTCGCGCGTCATTGACGACGACGTCCTGACCCTTCGCCTCTACGACGATTCCGCCGCCCGCGGTCAGATAGATCGACTTCCCGTCCTGGCTGAATATCATCGTCTCTCCGACAGAAAGGCCCGTCGGTCGACTTCCCTGATGGTTCGTCCCGACGATTACCCCATTTGATCGGTCGCCTCCAATGAAGACCGCGAGGACGTCGGAGCCGTCAGGCGGACGCGAAGTAAAACCAAACTCAGCGACCCGAGGCATATCGTCTATCGTTTGTAGATCGTTGAACTTGGCTTGTACAAGCTGGACGACTCCCGAGTCATTCGACGTTGAGACGCGACCGCGCCCGATCGCCATAAGGACTCGCCGAGCCAATCGCGATGCGATGCTTTCGTTTTCCATTACTGTGTTGAGAGAGTCGACCCATCGACAAAGCCGTATTGCAACGCCGTAGGCTCAACCGCGAAGGCATCCGGACTCATGATGACAAGCTCGGCGTGTGTGCCGTTCTCATCTGTCCGGAAAGTCACTTCACTAATCAGCCACGTTTTGCGATCAAGTTTCAGAGACGGCAGATAGACCGATACGAGCATGTTCGGCGCCCATAGCATTCCGTCGCCATCGCGCCAGCTATCAACCACAACGCGCACGACGACGGATCGGCCGTTTCGCCGGTTCATTTCCCACGCGGCGCGCTGCGCGGCGACATCCATGTAACCCGCGACCGCCTCGGCGATGATGAACTTCTGGCGATTCCGCAAAACGCCGCTATCGGTCGTCGTTGCGATCAGGTTTCCGCCGTCGCCACCTTCCTTGAACGTGTTAATCGCCTGTAGAAACGCCCTGTATGTCTGAAACCGCTGATCCGCGGAATACTCGACGCTCGCGCCCTCTACGTTTTGCCCTTCTTCGAGGTTTGTCGCATGCTGAAGCGTGCTCGCGCGGGCTAGGATCAGATTGCCGTCTGTCTCCTCGTAGGCAAGGAGCGAACTGTATTTCGAGACGCGGTCTATGATTTCGAAAGGCGTCTCGCCGAGCATCAGGTTAAATTGCGGAATGACCCGCAATCCGGACTCGTTACATGACGCCGTGATCCCGTAAGGAGCCGCGAGCTTCGATGCGACCGCGAGCGCCGAGGCGCCGCTTATTTGCCCGTTCGACCACTCAGCCGAACAGTCGACGAGGTCCTGACACTTACCACGTCCTACGACGCGGATTCGATGGTCGTATGTGTCAAAGCTCGGGATGTAGCGATCGATATAGCCAGTGACGACCGTATCGCCGCCAATCTGGACGACGCACGCGTCGCCTGGCGTCACGACGACCTCATCGAGTTCGCCGGGAAAGAGTTCCGTCAATCCAATATCGAAGTCACCCGGGATGCGCTCAATGCCTCGCGTGACGCGAACATCCGTCCACCCGGAAATGACCTTCCCGCCTACGGTTAAGGTAAGTTCATCAGACATTGCACCCCATCAGGTTACGTCGCCAGCGCGGCGAACGAAGACGGCATAAAGGCCGGATGAATTGGATTCGCTTCCGCGATGATTTCGTCAGCGCGACTGGCGTCGCGGTACATCCGCGATGAGAGCGCGAGAGCCGGAAGCGCCGACGCGAAGGAAAACGTCGTCATGGCTGGAAGGCTCCCGCCTCGACTGTTGATGTCGGCGATTACTGCTGTGCGCAGCGTGCGCAATGCGCCGTATGTCTCATCGTCCCCGGCATCGCCCGCCGTCACGACCTCGTCGTCGACGAGCGAAACAATCAGGTCGCGCACCGATGCCGCGTCATCTGCCGACGACGGCTGATACGACGTAGCGGCCATCGCCATTTGCGCGATTACGGTCGTGCGGACGAGCGCGCCGATAGCCGATTGCATGCCCGCCATCCCGTCGCCGATAACCGAAGAGGTCGTCGGATCGTCCGGATAAAAGTCCGCCAACGTTGAAAGCATGCGAATCGCGTCAGCCGGATTGGCCGCCGTCGCGGCGACGGACGCGGCAACAGCCGTAATCGCGGCGGAGAATGCCGCCGTGTCGCCCACGGACGATGCCGCGCTTACCATGTTCGCGCCCGCCGTTTGAACAGCCGTGCGCTGCGTGACAGCCGCTGACAAGAGGCTCGCGACCGTCGCCGTCGACGACGCTTTTGCATTCGACTTCGCATAGCCGGTATTCGCGCCCGAGGCGTACCGTCCGTAGCTACCGCTCAGCGAAGAGACAGCGCCGATGACAGCCTTCACGTCCGCGATGACCGACTTCACGACCGCATACCATTTCGAGACAGTCGCGATCGCCTGATTGACAATCGAGACGCCTAACGTGACATAGCTCGCGACCTTGGAAGCGAAGTTGAGGAGAGCTGCGGCGATCGCCGCGAGGCCCGACAATTTCACCTGATCGCCGGTAGCATTGGACGCCTTCGGATAGACGCGGGCGCCTCCTTGCATCAGCGTCAAGCCGATTTCAAAGACGCGCCCGAGGTCCTTTCGCTCGCTGATCTGGAGCGGTTCGATACAGGACACGTTTTGAATCGTGCCTAGCGTCGGATGAACGAACGTCTTTCCGCCCGCCGCATTACAGACGGCCATCAACGCATTAGCCTGAGAGACAACGCCTCCCCCGCCGTAAATCGCGCTGTTCTCAATCAGAAAGCCACTGATGCGAAAGACCTTCGGCAAAAGCCCGAGGTCTTCGATCCAAACCGTATCGCGGAACGGGTAGCTATGGACGCTCACGCGGCGGCCGCCCGAAGTCGTAACGCCTTCGATCCCGAATGGGATACCGCCATAGCTCGCGGTTCGAAGATTGGTCGCGAATGATCCGCCCGACAGCGTCGATGCGAGAGAGCCGACCGCGCGCGAAGCCGCGGACAGGCTCCCTATGGTCGAGGTAAAGCTCATACCTGCTCACCTCCGACCGACGACTGACCAATCTTGACGGACGCCGTCACGTTTGCCGACGGACGCACGCGCGCCGTCGTGCCCGGAGGCGCGTTCTTCAAATCGACCTCCACGTAGATATGCTGAATTGCCGACATCGCTTCGGAAGCGCCGGATTGGTCCCCCGCGTCAGCCGCCGCGCCTTGTTGCGGAGGCGGATAGAGCGGCGTTGACATGGCGAGGCTAGAAGAACCTCCCGACATGCCCGCCATGACCTTACGGATGTAGTCGCGCGTCTCGCCGGGCGCGTTGTTCATACCTTTGCGCGAGAGATTCCCTTGACCCCAGTTGTATGCCGCGAGAGCCATCGAGAGATTCCCGCCGTTCTGCCGCAAAAGGTCTGAATACATCTTTGCGGCTCCCGTTGCCGACTCGCGGAGATTGAACGGGTCATGCACGCCATAGGCGCGCGCCGTATCCGGCATGAACTGGAAATGACCTTGCGCCCCCTTGGGCGAAAGCATCGATCCCTTACCGCGGCTTGACTCGACATTCCATACGCTGTCGAGCAATCCCTTCGGAAGCGAGTATTTCGATTCCAGGTCGGAGAAGAGCGAGGCGGGGCCTTTCTGATCGGTCGACGCGTTTTGCGCCTGTAGCGGGTCTCCCTGCCACGTCGAACCCGGCGCGGCCTGATGCTGCGCGAGATACGCATCCTCGCCCGTATTCAGCCCTTCCGAATGCGTCATCAACCACAATGGCAACCCGAGCCGCATCGCCCACGGCGCGAAACGTCCGAGAAGGCCCTTTCCGGCTGATTTGGCGGCTCCGCCCGCGCCTGCCGCACCTGCGGCGCCCGCCGCGCCTTCGGCGGCCTCTACAGCGGCTCCCGCCGCGTCTGCCGCGCCCTTTGCTTTACCGAGCCGCCCGAACGCTGTAATCGCGAGTGGAATCGCGAACGTCGCGAGCCTAACAAGGCCCGTCACCATCGACAGAATCCCGGCGATCGGCGTTGCGAAGGTAATAGCGGCAATCGCGATCGCAATGGTTTGAACGCCGCCGATCTTGTCGAGGAAGGAGCCGACATCAGTCGCGACCTTCCCCCAGTCCGTCCGGTCGATCCAGTTCGCAAGGCGCTCCGCATACTCGGCGATCTTCGTCCCAACGACGGCGCCGTATTTGTCGACGAGGCGACCGACAACACCGACGACTCGCTCGACGGCGGGCGCGAGCGCGTTTCCGAATGTGATCTTGAGCTTTTCCGCCTGAAGATCGAGCGCGACCATCTGTTCGTTATATCGCTCGCCCGCCGCGATCTGCTCGGGCGTCATGACGGCGCCGAGCGATTTCGCTTTGTTGACGAGTTTGTCGATACCCTCCCCGCCCTTCTGGAGCATCGGGAGGAGTTGCTCGACGCCGAAGATGCTCGCGAACTTCTGCTGAGCCTGTGCATTCGGCATCTTCTGAATCACGTTCGCGATGTCTTTAAGCGCCCGCGTCGTGTCAATCGAGCCATTTTTGAGACGATGGACCTCGATCCCGAACTGATTCATTGCGCCCGCGGCTTCCAGATTCCGGCCCGTGACCGAGTCCTCGAAGACGTTACCGAGCGACTTCAGACCGCCGCTCATGTCCTCGGCGGAAAGCCCGACGAGGCGGGCCGCGCCGGTAAATGCCTGTAACTGCTGCGTCGGCATACCGAGGACGCCCGCAACATTCTTGACCGACGTCGCCGTCCGCCCGAATGCCATTGCGAGCGCGACGATGCCCGCGACCGTGCCCGCGCCAGTGAGCGCAGCGATCGGCGTAACAACACTCGCGACACTGCGCGCAGCATTGACCGCGGCGCCGCTCAACTTGGTAAAGCCCTTGCCGATTTGCGTAATGCCCGTCATCTTCCCGATGACGCTGAAATGATCGCCGAGGGCCTTCGTTTCCTTTCCGAGTTTGTTGATCGGGTCGGTAATCTGCGCGAGCGACTTATTGACCTTACGCGCGACGTCTGTAGCCTTGTCGACCGCGCTGATCGTGATCGTAAAATTATTCGCCACTACGTAACCCCCGAGGTACGCAACCTAAGCGCCTGTTCGTGCCACCACATCAGACGGCTTAGCGGAAGGCCCCACGCGTCATGGGGACCCCATCCGTAAAACTTCGTGACCGCGGCTACTGTGTCTCGCCAGTTGACGGGCCATCCTCGGTAAAACCCGAAATGAACTGACTCGCCTCCTTCAGTTTTCGGCTCGGGAGCTTCTCGACGATCGAGCGCGGGACGCCCGCAACCATCGCGAGGAGGTCGAGCGTTACCGAGATAGGCCGGTCCTTGAGCGTCGCGCGCTCCAATTCGCCCGCCGTCGGCTCGCGCAGCGTGAGCGAAGTAACTTCGATGTCGCCGACCTTGATCGGGTTATCGAGAGTGATGATCTTTTGGTCTTCCATGTCTCTTTAGCTCGAAGGAGATTCCGTTACGCTCGGGCCTTCGAAACGAACGTCGAAGGTTGCTTCCATTGCGTCGACTTCCTGATCGTCAACGGTCCACATTCCTTTGCCCGTGACGACCTTCTTATTGGCGAGGGTCAACACGACCGTTACATCGGTCATGTCGTTAAATTCGGCGACCACCAACCCGCCCGCGTCGCGGAACTTCATCGCGATTGCGCCGGGAATGTAGGCTTCGCCGTAGCCGTGAACGCCGTCGTATCCCGTCTTGGTATCTCGCTTCTTCTTCGATACCTTGTATTTGACGTCACCAACGACCATGTAAGTCGTACCGTCGACCGTGATCGACCCAGTACCAGCTAACAGGCTCAAAACTGCCTCCAAAAATGAAAAAAGCCGCCTCGATGGGCGGCTTTGCGTCGGTTAGACGGCGGGTTATTGCAGCGTGAATTGCATCAGCAACGCGAAGATGCGAAGCTGATCCATCAGAACAGCCGGATAGATGACGTCGACGCGATTCGGATTCGTCGTGTTCTTCTGGACGATCAGCTTCGATGCGAACGTCGCGCTGTCCTGGACATAGCCGTTGTCTTCCATCTCGACATACATCGCGACGAGAGCGCCCTTGATGATCGAGGGCGTGACGACATTGGTCCCCGGCGTAATACGCGTTCCATCGTCGGCGAGCTTCATCCGCGGGAACTGACTCGTAATGACCGACTTCAGGCGACGCAGCACATACGTCAGCGTCGACATCGTCTCGACTTCGAGATAGCTGTCGTCCGCTTGTCCGTAACTGTTCGTCTGATAGGTCGTGACGACGTTTTCGAGCGCGACCGTACCGTCGTCCGCGACCGTAAAGGTCGAGATACCGTCCCATAGCAACACATTCCGATCCGTAAGATCGAAGCGCGATGCAAGCGGAGGCGCGAGGACCGTCGACAGCGCGAGAGTCTGAAGCGGACGGGCCGGATCAGCGCGCAGCGCGACCGCGGAGGTCGCGCAAATGTCAGCCGCCCACACGTAGGAAGGACTCGGCGAGTCGTAGAAGCCCATGACGGAGACATGCTCGTCATTGCGCGTCACGCCGAAGGTCGTCACGCTGGCGAGCGTTCCGCGATATGCGGCGAAGGCATGGCCGTAAATCTGTTTCGACCACGACCAGCGGCCCGTTTTCGTGCTGAGAAACGCCTTCATCGCATCGAGCGACGTCGAATCCGTGTACGGAAGCGCGATGAAGTCGAATTCCTGATCGAGCAAATTCGCGAGGCCCGTCGTCAGCGACGGATTGACCAATCCGCCAGTCATCGCCGTAATGGTCACGCCGAGACCCGTCGGCGTCGACTCGCCATTTGCCGCGCCCTTGTAGTTGAGACGGATGTCAATGTCGCCCGCGGCGAGGCCCTTATTCTTCGCCGTAATATCTACCTTGCTCGTCGTCGTTGCGTCGACTACCGCCGTTACCGGGAGGTCGCTCGCTGCGTTGATCGCAGCCGCGAGCGCGGTCGCGAGATTCGCGGGCGTCTGTGTCGACGTAACTGTCATCGTGACGAGTTGACCGGCGATGTAGAGATACAGGACGCCCGTCGCCGTCGACGCGGTCGAGAAGTTGATTGCGCCCGACGCCGCCACGGCTGACGCATCGTCCGCTAGCGGGAGATACCAAACCTCGCCGAAGTCGTCCGCCGCACGATAAGCCGCAGTCATGAGAGCCAGCATCGAGCCAACACCGCCGACGTTCTTAGCATCGCCCGTGCCCTGCGAAATCACAGGCGTATTCGCGACACCCGTCCCGCTCGACGTCATCTGACCGATGATGAGCGCGCGCTGAGTCGTCGCGCCCGTGTTCGCCTTGCTGTTATCGAGGTCCGCATAGAACAGCGGAACACGGATGTTTTGCGGGATATTCGGGAACGAAACATTTCCCATTATTCAACGTCCTTTGTGTCTGCCACCGACGCCGCTTCGTCGACGAGAACGACGTCGCCGTCGCGCAAGCGTCGGATGTAGTAGAGATCGAAGTCGCCTACTTCCCGGCCTTCATCCGGTAAGTAGTCCTTCAGAACCGGGTCCCGCACTTTGAGACCCGGAGCGGGCTTAACTTTCATGGTTTGTCCTATTGAGGGAGCGTGATAACCGCGCCTGGCTGCGGCGTCCCGTCCGCGACTGTCAGAACGACGTCCGTCTCTTCGAAGGCGACCGTCGGCGCTTGGTAGAAGTCGTCGGGGCCTTGAAAAAACTCCATACCTATCTCGATGACGACCTGTCCTTGATGGAAAGCGCTATCCTCTTTCCCGCCGACCTCCATACGGGACCGGAAGAACGGGTATTGCTGAAGTAGCGTCATCAGCGCTGGATAGTTGATGACGGCGGACTTCACCTGATCGCGGATCGTTTCGAGGTCCACGTAGCACAACGCCGCGCCGACGTCGTCGTTTTCGGCTTCTCGCTCGACGCGACCGACGACCTTCAGAGTCGAAGTCACATTGAATTGCGGAGGACCGTTTCGCCCGAGGCCGTCGCCGTCCTCATCGCCAGCCGTGACGATGAGCATCGGATAGCTCTGATCCCACGACGGAATGTCGCGCGGAGAAAATACGTTCGCGCCCGCGATCGTCGTCCCGGTCAAAGCCTCGACGGCGATTGCGCGTAATTGAGCGGAAGTCGTCATGCAGACTCCTTCAGCTTGAGATTGAGCCAGCCGATTCCGTTCGGCTGCGGCTCAATGACGAGATAGGCCTCACCCGTCTTCGCCCGTGTGAGGCGATCGTTTTTCGCGACGGGCGCCTTCAGTTGTGACTGCTGTAGACCGACGGACGGCGCGACTGTGACCCAGTGCGCGGCGCCGTCGCCATCGAATTCCTGTCGACGATACGGCTCAGCGAAAATGCCCGTGATCGGGTACGCCGGGCCTGAAACGGGCTGATAGGTCAACGGCTCGCCGAATGCCGCTGCGGCGGGACCATTGACGAGCGCGTCGAAGTCAATCATTCGCCGACACGCCGCACGGCTGGACGGCGCGATCCGCCGAATTCCGGACCATTCCCGCGCTTGACCGACGCCGCCTTCGGGTCGACGAGGAACCCGCGTTCGCGAAGCGCCTTCACTTCAGCGACAGGCAATTCGACCTCATCGCCGGGACGGTACTTTTTCCGATCGGGACCGCGAACCGTTCGCCCATAGGCGACCGTCGCCTTTTCAGTTTTGACGGTCACTGTCATTACTCGGTCACCACTTGAGCAAAGAACGATGCATTGACGCGGCTCGGGATAACGAGCGGCGCAGACTGCATGAGGATGAGGCGTTGGGCCGGGTCTTTCTCGACCCACGTCTTCGGCGCGTACGGCATCGCCTCGTAAGAGAATTCCGGGTCCAGAATCTGACCGAACGCGCGAGTACCGGTCATGTCCGGCCCGCTCATGATCAGACCGCCTTCCGGCAACATGGGCTGCTCGACGTCGTTGTCATCGACAAACCAATCGGTATAGACCCACAGGTCCCATTGACCCCAATGGCCCATGTACATCCCGCCCTTCACCGGCGAGACGGCCGGATTCACGACGTTACCGAACGGGGCCTGAGCCGGGAACGTGATCGCGTTACGCTTCAGTTCGGGATCGAGCTTGAACGCGCGGAATGCGTCGACCGAGAAAACGACGTCCGTCACCTGCGCGCCCGACTTCTTCAGGACAAGTTGCGCCCAGTCGGTCAGGTCGTCCGTCGGCGAAACGGTTCCCGGCGAAAGCTCCGTACCGATGTTCGCGCGGGTCCATTGCGCTCCGCCCGCGAGGACTTCAGTCAGTTCGGGATCGCGACCGAAATCGACGATGACGGTCTCGAAGCCTTCGCCTTCGACCTTCACGGTTCCGGACTGGAGAGCCTGAGCCGCCATCCATTCGAGACGACGGTTGAGGATGTCGATCTGGTCGGTCAACTCCGCTTCGAGGTTCGCTGCCTCGCGATCCTCGCCGGTCAGTTCCCCGCCGATGCGCTCACCGATCATGCGGCGAACGGGCTTGCGGAGGTCCGGAGCCCGCTTGTCCTTGATGTATGCGGGCTTGAAAGTGTTCGTCTGATAGCGACGTTGCTCGACGAGCTTACCCTCGACGAGCGGCGAGACGAACGGCGCCATACGGCGCTTACCGACGTCGACGTCGATCGAGATTTCTTCCGAATCCGCCATTGCGATATTCGGAAAGAAGCGGTCGAGAAGGAAGTTTTGCGACGTCTTCAGGTTAGGGACGACCTGAATCAGGGTATTGGTATCGTAAACAAACGAGGACATTACCTCGAACTCCTAATGAGATTGTGTTTTTCCGGACGAAAAAAAACCCGCCGAAGCGGGCTTTATTCAGGAGCGGAGTCGGTTAGCTCGGGTCAGCCGCCGAGACGGACGACTTGACGAAAATCCCGTAGGGGCGGAGGGCCGTCGTCAGGGTCGGAATCGACCAGGACGCGTCGTAGATCAGAGCGCGCGCGTTGAATTCGCCCATGACATATGCGGCGCCTTCGACCGCACCAGCGGACGCGTCGACGTTGTCGACGAGGACGCCGACGGGCGTTTGACTGCCGTCCGACGCCGTCTTGACGCTTTCCTTGAAAGTGCCGACTGCGTCGACAACGGTCAACGTGAAGGAGTCGCCTGCGGAGAACGCGGTCCCGCCAGCCGTGATCGTGAAATTGAGTTCCGCACTCGTGTACGCCGTGCCGACAGTCGCGTCGGCAAGTGCGTTGCCTTCCGGATCGACGACGCCGAAATCTGTCGCCGACTTCGCGGTCAGCACGTATGCGCCATTCAGGGGCGAAGCTCCGAGGCTGATCGAGCCGACGGCGCCGTTACCCGCGTTTGCACCGGCCTTCGTCTCGACGTTGAGCGACGAAACCTGACCAATCACGGTCCCGCGCGAGAGCGTCCCGGACGCGATAATCACCGGCTGCGTGACAAGTTTCAGATTGCCCGCGATGAGCTGATCCGGGACGTAGGTTTCGGCGCGCATAAACGGCTGCGCCGAGTTGTCGCCGATGGTGCTGATGTTCAGAGACATTTATTCTCCAGAATTGGATGTTGTGTGCTTACTTCTCGCCGCGGCGAGCCTTTCCAGCCGCTATGATGCGATCTGCTGCCGAGCTATTGCCAGACGCCTGTTTGCCTTGCACCTTATTCGGCGCGGGCTCGCTGTTCATACGGTCGCGGAGGCTCGACCCCTGCGGCTTGCGCGGAGCCGCCGAACCCGCGGCGTTGAGCGCGGCGATCGCCGCGGCGGACGACATGCCAGTATCGAATGCGAATACCGCAGCCTGTTCCGCACGACCGCATTTGAAACCATGCGAAATGATGCGAGCGCATCGAGCGCGCTCAGCCTTCGCGGCCTTCTGCCCCTTCGCGTCCTTCTTGTCGTCGCCGTCGTCGTCTTCCGCGGCGTCGTCGCTCGCGGCGTCGTCGTCTTCTTCGTCTTCGGCTTTTGCGCCCTTCGCGTCCGTGCTGCCGTCGTCGTCTTCCGACTTCGCGTCGGCGTCGTCGCCGTCTTCGTCGTTCGCCTTCGAGCCCTTGGCGTCCTTGTCGTCCTTTTTCTCGTCGTCTTCGGCCTTGGCGCCCTTCGCGTCCTTGTCCTTGTCCTCGTCGTCTTCGGCGCGTGCGCCCTTCGGTTTGCCATAGCCCATCAGCGACGCGAACGGCGACGCTAGAAACTTGCTCATCTTTTTTCCTGAAAATGTGTTTACTTCAGCTTGGAATACAGCGCGTTAAACGCCGCATCGGGAGACATGACCGCGTCGGCGAGTTTGAGCGCGACGCCGCGCTCGCCGAGATAGGTCGCTGCTTGTGTCGCGCGTACTTTCGAAGCCGCTAGCCCGCGATTTCGGGCGACGGTCTCGACGAAAAGTTCGCCCATCGTGTCGATGTCGGTTTGAAAGCTCTCGCGAGCCTCGTCGGAAAGCGGAATTTCCGGATGTCCGTCGGCCTTGCGATCGCCGTACGTGATGAAAGTCACCTTGACGCCCGCTTGAGTGATCGCCTTCGACCAATCGACATGCATCGAGATAACGCCGATCGAACCGACGCCGCCCGTGCGCGGGACATAGATTTCATCCGCCGCGCTTGCGATCGCATATGCGGCGGAATACGCGCCTTCATCGAGAATTGCCGCGATCGGCTTCTCTCCGCGCGCCTCGTAGATCAGGTCGACGAGATCGAAGCACCCCGCGACCTCGCCTCCCGGCGAGTCGATATTGAACGCGATCGCCCTGACGTCCGGATCGCCGAGCGCGGTCAGGAAGTTTTGACGGATGCCGTCATAGCCCGTCATTCCCGAATACGGCTCCAGCGTGCCGAGCTTCTGAACAAGCGTTCCTTCGACCTGAATCACAGCGACGCCGCCGACGTTGAAGTAGCCTTCGACGGCCTCGCGGCCCTTCTGCGAGAACTCGCCACCGAAGGCTTGCGGAGTCAACGCGAGTTCCGCACCATCGAGCCGGATCATCTTTGAGATACCGAGGCGCTCCGCGAGGGACGCCATGATGACCTCCGCCTTTTCCGGTCGGATCGCTATCGGCGTATTGAAAAGGCGTTGCGCCAAATGTCCAAACCGCATTAATGAACCTCCTCGGGCTGATCGGCCTTGTTTGCCGGGTTGTTGTTCCAGTTCGGGAGCGGGAGTCCGCGCTCGCGGTAGTACTCCTGTTCGATCGCGCGACGATCGGCGACCTCGCGCCAGTCGATGCCTTGCTCCGCGCATTCGTCTTCGAGCGAAGACATACCGGCATCGAGACCGAGTATTGCGCCTTGCTTTTCCTTCACCGGATCGACGTATCCCTTACCGGGACCCATCCAACGCGCGCGCGAGTAAGCTCCGCGAGCCTCCATAAAGGCGGGGATTTCTCCGCTGTTCGGCATCGGATAGTCATCGACCTCGACCGATTCTTCTAGAAAGTTCGCGTAGACCGGCTGAGCGAAGCCGACAACGAAATCGAATCGGCGTCGATGGAACGTCTTCCACGCCTCAAGCATCGCCGCACGAAACGACGAATAATTGATTTCCGCCCAGTTCTGGCTAATTTGCTGAGCGGCAAGACCGGTAGCAGCGGCGACGTTGCGGAGCATTGCGCTCTGAAATCCGTCGTAGTTCCCGCTCGGACGATTCGCAGCGACTGACCCGATCTTTTCACCGGGATAGAGCATCGTCATCCCGACGTCGCCCAGTGACGTTTTTCGCTCCTTGTGATACGCGGAGCGCTCCGCCTGATATGCGTTGATCTTGGTCGACTGTCCGAGCGCTCCCTCAACTAGCTCTTGATCGAATGGGCTTTCGATATAAGCGGCGAAGAACGCATTGATGATCGCTGCATCAAGTTCGGTCGAGTCGTACTTGATGAGCATCTTTAGCCGATTGACGATCGGCGTCAGAAAGCCGACGCCTCGATGCTGATTCGCACGATCGCGGTCGAAGTAGTGAATCAGAAGAGGTCGCCCAAACGCAGTTTCACGCGGGACGCGCTCCCATGTGACGCTCTTCGCCGCGCTGAAATAGTCGCCCTGATGCGCCTCGCGGAGCCAGTATGCGACCGCGGTCCAGCGGGAATCGACCTCAACGCCGCCGCGCATGTTTTGCTGATCGAACTTGAGTTGAGGGTTCGACAGCCGATCGGGATCGACAACCTCGATCGCCGTCGCATACCGCGCCCCGCCGCGTCGGACGCGCTCCTCGATCCAGTGAGAGCGACCGATCGCCTCGCCTTCGGCCAGATAATGACGGAAGGCAAGTCGGAACATTTGCGGAACGGTCTGGAATCGAGTCGAATCACAATACCTGCCGGGATCGTTAGCCCACGCGCGATAGTTCGCCGACGCGGCCTGACCCCATTCTTCGGCCCATTTGTGATCGAACTTCTTGTTTCCGCTCATTGCCTGAAGGACCGCATAGTCAGGTTGAGACGTCGGGCTGAAGTTAGGCCCGATGACGTTGTCTAGCGTCCGCGTTACCGCTGCTGACGCCCATCCGTCATTACGCACAAGGTCACGCACCCGCGAGACCATGCGGTCGCGGAACATGTTGATTTCGCCGTCGGGCGACCACACGTAAGGATTCCAATCCTGCATGTGACCGCCTGAAATGTCGGCGGCATCATATGGCGTGTTTTGCCGACCGGCGAGCATCGAGGCGCGCGACGATCGACTCGGAGGCAACGGAGAACCATTCGCCCCGAGAATTCGAACCTGATTTGTCATCGCATCGAAAACCGGATTGATCGGCGACCGTGCGAGATACCGAGCTTCGTCTGAATAAGCGCGATGTCTGCCTGAAGCCGTAGGATGTCGGCGGGCCGGAACGTGACAGACTTCGATCCGTCACCTTGCGCGTAGCTCACGCTCACGACCTGCTGTCCCGTATTGAGGGCGAAATAGGCGTTTTGAAGCGCCTGTAACTGGGTTTGAAGTTGTGCGTTTGTTAATCCATCGTAGACACCCATTCGGTTTTTCCTTGTGATTACGCGAGCATGCTGACGCGCGACTTCGCGGGAGCATTGCCCCCGACCACCGTCACGGACGGCCCGCGCTGCGTCAGCTTGAATTCCGGCTTGTCATCCTCGACGGGAGGACTACCCTTCAGCACCTCGGAAAGGTCGTCGACCAGTCGATTGAGACGCAACCCGAAATGAAGGAGGCTAGAGAGCGCGGCGTATGCATAGACGCGGCAATCGAGCGCCTCGTTACGCTTGCCGGGAGGCAAGTCCCAAACGCGGTACCGGACGCCCGCGGTCTCTTTGATGAGAATCCGCTCGGCGGTCAGTTGCGCGTAATAGTTGATGTCCCGGTCGTGCGGGAAGTGCATGTAACCGGGACCGGGGGTCTCTTTCTGAAGGCGATTGCGGATCGAATCCTTCGCCGAATTGACGCCGATGATGAACGGCTGATAAGTCTTTGCCGTCCGCTGAGTCGGCCTCTTTGTCGGCCAAACGGGGCTACGCTTGCCGTTCTTGGCGGACTCGCCCTTGATACCGTAGACGCGGCGCCCGAGTCGAGCCTTCGCAAACTGATAGGCGGCTTCCGTATGGTGCCCGCCAGTGTCGAGACAGACGGCCTCGATGTGATACTCGCGCCCATCGTACCGATACCAGTTTTTCAAAAGGTAGGCGTCGAGACGGCCCCAAACTTCCGGAGACCCCGGATCGCCGACAAACGTCTCGTAGTCTACGGACCAGCTCTCCTCATCGCGGCCCCACCCGACGACCTCGACTTCGAGGCGGTCGTCCTGCACGTCGACGCCAGCGGTCAATACTCCGACACCGAACGGCACGCGCGCGGGCCAGCGTTCGCCGCGAGCCGCAAGCGCTTCGAGGTCAATCTCCTTGCCAGCATGAGGCCGGTAAGGCATCCCCATTTGGGTATTGAACCAAGCCTGTTTTTTGTCCTCGTCCTCTGCGGCCTTGAGCCATTTCTCGGCTATGTCGGACGGCTTGTCCTTCTGCCACGGGCTGAAGAGTTTCGACGCTTGGAATCCCGCGTGAGAATTGTCGACGCCCCATTCGCCGCAAACCCGACATTTAGCGCGATAGACCGCATGCCGCGGCCCCTCCCACCAATCCCAAACCTTCTGAAGTGCGGCGCCACTGTCGCCGTTCTGACCGCCTTCCGGAGCCCGCCATCCGCGCTCATAGTCCTCCATCGGGACATGCCGCTGACCGCAACACTCGAAAACGCGTGTCTGATGCCATCGAACGGTAGCGAGCGAGCGGAGGCGATCGCCTTCCGACCATTCGCATCCGCAATGCTCGCAATAGATGCGGGCCGTCTTCGGATGATGGACGCCGCGCTCGTCCTTCTTCCAGTCGACATGCTTGAAGAAGTCCGGGAACATGCGATGACCGCAATGCGGGCACTTGACCGATGCGCGACGCTGGTCCGAATCCTTGTAGCTCGCCTCAATGCGCGACTCGTTTTCAACCGTCGGCGAGCATGCGCGCACCGAAAGCCAGTTGACACCGAAGGTTGCCGTCCGCTCTTCCGCAAGCGTGATCGGATCGCCTTCGCGCGTTACCGGATATTTGTCGATTTCGTCGGCAAGAATGACGCGCACCGGACGACGCGCGAGGTTGTCAGGGCTACCCGCGCCAGCTAGGGCGAGAAAGCCACCGGGAAAGGACTTGTAGAGGAGCGTCTCGTCGGCGTTGCGACTTTTGCTCGACCCGATGATTTCACGCAAAACAGGCGTGACCCGAATCATCGGCGTAATGCGCTCTTTACTGAACTGTTCCGCCGCCGCTTCCTTCGGCTGAAGGAGGAGGATGGGACACGGGTCCAGGTGCGCGAAATACCCAAAGACGTTTTCGAGAAGCGCCGTCTTCAGAAGCTGCGTACTGACCATCGCCGTAACGACGTGGACTCCCGGCTCGGTCACGGCAAGCATGACCCCGCGGGCTACTTCTACTGTCGACGTTTGCCAGTCACCCGACGTACTTCCCGCCTCCTTGGCGAGCTTTCGGTATTCGTCCGCCCAGTCGGGGACGCTGATACGCGGCGGAGGCGTCCATCCGGCTAGGAAGTCCCGTCGAATCCTTTCGGCTTTAGGATGCCGTGAAATCCCCCTCTGGCTCGCCGAGCGATGCGATTTGTTTGTGTACATGCTCAGTCAGAATCTCGGTCATTTTGTCCGCCTCGATGCCGAGGTCTGCGGCGATGAGCGGCGCGACGCGCGCGGGCCAGTTGAGCCACGAATCGCGCGCAGCGCGCGAGCAATCGAAAAGTACCGTCCGCGCGAGGTCAAGACTGATGAGCGCGCCCGATTTCTCCTCATAGGTGAGGCGATTCAGGAGCGCTAGATAGACCTCTTTGACGCGACGCGCCTCCTCGATCGACATTTCCGTATCGACTGGCGCCCCGGACATCAGACGATCGGCAGCGTCTTCGGCGGACTCACCCGGCAAAAAAAGCGGCTCATCGTCGAAGGAACCCGGAGCCGTGACACGCGCCTCGTCGGCGCTTTTGGCGGGCGTTGCACCCGCCGATTTTGAAACCTTCGCTGAAACCTTTTTTGAAACCTGCTTTGCAACCTTGGTTTCAGATTTGGTTTCAATTTTCTCCGAAGTTGAAACCTGCTCGCGCCCCCGCGTCGCTCGCGCGTCGCCGGAATCCCGATACTTCGCGAGCTTCGCATTCGATCCCTCGACGTCCACCTTCGAGCCTTGCAGCACAAGCCATCCCGACTTTTGCCACTTGCTGACCGCCGTATGCGAAACGTCATGCATGCGGGCGAATTCGGACTTGGAAACGAGAGTCACATTGAAACCTCAGAATTGAAACTTGAAACCAAATTTGGAAGTTCTTAGCTGGAGCCGGAACGCGGTGCGCAACTGCCCTCGATGTAGGGGCCCCCTAGGGAGGACCCAAGACACCCCCCCATGCGGGGGAGGGCCACCCTCCCGGCTACTGACCACCCCTTCAGGTCTCGTGCGACAGGTCCATCGCTGCCCGCCACCACTGGCTCAGCCGTGCGACCGACTGAAACGCATCAACCATCGTCCACCCTGAGCCCGTGAAGCCATCGCACCGACACGACCAATAGCCATGCGTCCGGTAGAAGTGCGGCTTACCTGTCATGCCTTACCCTTAGCGCCAATGCTGCGCGGCATATACAAGCGCCGCGCCGAACAGATAACCAGCAATCGACGGAATGAACGTGACGGCATAGCGACGGATACGATCCTTCATGCTGTTGCCTCCCGCGCCTGACCGTTCAATGCCTGTCGGAGCCCCGTCAGATATTCAACGGCCTTCGCCATGCTGTAGGCATGCACCATCGTTTGGTCCTTCGTGACATCGTCTTCCGTAACGACCGCACGGATCGACGTATCCTCCCAATCGATAGAAAGCACGCGCTTACGCCATCCGACCATAATCAACCCGATCGGCGTCTTCACCAACCACCACGGCGATTCACGACGAAGCTGATCGTAGTCAGGCGCCAACGGCCAGTATTGGTTTTCTAGCCGATAGATGCGCTCGACCCTGAAACCTGAAACTTCGAAGAGCCCGCGCGTTTCTGCTTCCGTCATCCTTGCTTCCCCCATCCGTCGACTTCGACCTCTATACGGTCATTCGATACATCGGCGCCAGCAGTCAACATCTGCCCCGCGCGCTCCCTCTCACGCCGCGCCCGACGATGCGCGAACGCCTCCATTACCATCCGATGCGCGTAGATCGCCGTCGCCTTCGGACCGCCCGCGAATTCCCTGCGCAACCCTTGACACGACTCGACTACCGAATCCTTGACCGCCACCAGCAGATACCACAGCACTGATAGCGGAATGAACACGAAGCCGACGCACACGAACAGCGCGGCGACGTAGCGATCCTTCGGCTTATTGAACCGAGACGTATCCGTCATGCTGCGTCCGGATCAATCGAGAGGAGAATCCGCCGCGGCCCGACGCCCTTGTGACGATCGAACTCACCCCGCGTCACCGGTAGCCAGCTTTTACCGTCGAGCGAGGTCTCGTATAGACGTCCGACTTCCTTCCCTTCAGCGTGCGTGGGACGCACCGCGCGAACCCTTGAAATCTTCTTCATTGCCGACCCTTCCTCTTTACCTGACCTGTTTCACGCTGCCATTGCGCGGCCCGACGAGCGCGCACCTCATTGACGCCCCGATACGCCGTGACGTATTCATCGCGCCGCACAGCCCACGAATCCGACTGAATTTGAGCGAGAGCCGCACCCAACGACAGCGCGGCGATTGATCCTATGCGGCCCGCCCTCATAGCTGCGCCTCCCGTAGCGCGTCGACGATCGCCGCTTTCACGGCGTCGAAGGTTTCAGGTTTCAGTTTCATCCCCTCGAATCGCTTCAGCGCTCGACGGATGCGCGTATCGCAATGGCGAATCTGCCGACGAAGTACGCGCCGACCGCACGACGAGAGCTGATGCGAGCGGGCGTAGCGCTCATATGCGCGCCTGTAGACTGGTTTCAAACCGGCGCCTCCGCTTGCTCTTTGGCGATCACCCACAGGCGCCGATCCGCCTTCGTCAGCACGTCGAGCAACAGGCGTTTCTCTTCGAGGTATGTCACCGCGAATTTCGGATCGTGCCGAACGATGCTCGACGTATTGCTGATGAGGTCAGCGCATTTGATGGTCTGCACCCATCCCGGCGCCCGCGCAAGCCGCTCACGCGATGCCGCTTTGCGCTCCGCGCGATTCCCGACCTCTAAATCGGACAGCCACATGACGCCCTCGGCGATGAATCCGCCGAACAGGGAAATCAGTTCAACCTCAATGACGCGCTGATCCTCTACGCAGTCATGCAGCCAGGCGACCGCGATCGCTTCCGGCGAGCTATCCACCGTCGCCACGATGCCCGCGACTTCGGCCAGGTGATCGAAGTACGGAGCGCCCGTGTATTTGCGCTTCTGCTCGCGATGCACCCGGCGCGCGAAGTGCATCGCCGCGAACACACTCGACGTCAAGGCTTCACCTTCACACATTGAAGCTGCAATGCATGGCTGTCGCTCTGACGCGCCACATAGCAGACGACGCCGCGCTGAGCGTCCTCGACGACGTCTAGCGTGTCGTGAAACTGCCCCCATGCCTTGTGCGTCGGCAAGTCGTGTTGCTCGACGTCGCGAAGCGTGTCGGCGTGCGCCGGGATCGCGATCAGGCAAGCGGCGAGGAGTGCGGCAAACTTGAGCATCTGACTATCTCCGTAGGATGGAATCTCTCTCGACTGGCGACTGACCGCGCAGAGGGACCGGGCTAGACAGCCCGGAACATGCGGAGAGGTACACAATCGCCATGCGACAGAGGGAAAGCGCTCAGCGGCGATCAGACACCCGCCGAAGGTTTGAAACCTGAGCGCTTTCCTTGAACTACAGTCCCGCTCGCTTCAGCAGACCGCCGAGGAGCGTCTTACGCGCCGGTTTGCTGCGCTCGTATGTGATGTGCGACGGCATTCCGCCTCCACAAAAAGAGAAGCCGCCCGAAGGCGGCGTCAAAGGTTGCAATCGAGCGCCATCCATATCGCCCACGTCAGCCAGAATGCGGGCCAAGTCGGCGCGTGGATGGTGAGCACCCAAAACGATGCATTCCACAGGAAGCGACCCTTAGATAATGACCAGGTCATCGACGAAAGCGCGAAACCGCCGAATGCCACTGCGCGAGCGTCGCATCGTCCATCGCCTCAAAGTGCGCCCGATCGCGCTGCGTGTAGTACTCGACGCATGCATCGATGCGCTTCCCACGCTCCCGGCTCGCGTCCTCGCGATGCGCCATATCCCACGCCTCATCGAGCGCGAGCGACGCATAGTGCGCGAGATACGCATCCGAATAATCGGCCCATCCGATGAAGCCCAACGGCCAATGCCGCTCGCAGATTTCGAGGTCAAATGCACGGCGCAACGCGTCGATACGCTTGTTTTCGGCGCGCGCTTCGTTACGCGCGTCCATCAGCGCGACTTCGGCGAGCGACTCAAGCTCGATGTCCGACAGAGAACCCGGGTCGCCCTTGCCCCACTGGCGAAAACAAATTTCGATGTTCAGGTCGCGGCGCGATTGATGCGACGGGTAGTCGACATCGATTTCCGTATAGAACAGCGGAACGTTCCCGAACAGATACGGAAGGACGGCTACCATCGCCGCGAGGCTGTCGAACGGATCGTCGCCGATCAGATACCCGCTATTCATCGGCTCGCCCGCGACGAGCATCGGAATTCCCGCCTCATCCTGCTCGACTTCCGGCTCCGCGCCGCATACATCACACTCGACGATCTTGATGTCCTCGCGTTCGCGGAGCATGACCTCGTAGCGCGGGACGCCGTGATCGATCGACATCCGGACCGCCTCGACTTCGAGGCTCACGTCCTCACGGCATAAGCCTTGCGCGAACATCGCCGAGTCCGCTTCCGCGCCGACATGCGCCGTCAAGGCGCGTTGCAATTGCTGTACTGTTCCGCTCACACTTCCCCCTATCGTTTGCGCCCGTAGCGCGACTGTTCGTCCTTCCATTGAGCCCGACGTCGGCGCGTCCTCTCGCGCGTCGGCGGCGCATGCCACCCGGCGAGACGGTCTAACTCGTCCATAAACCTCCGGACGTTCGCCTCCTCTTCAGGCGTTATCGTGAGCGGGATCGTTATCGGCTCGGGCCGAATCATGATCTCCTCAGACCATCGCTGAATGTCTTCGCTCGGCGTCCGCTGACCCCATTCAAGCGAAACGCCCTTGAACTCGATACCGTTAATGACGAGGGTCCCTTCGAGGACGATCGCCATTACGCCAAAACGGCCGCAACCTCGACGATCGCCTTACGCGTCGCCGCGGCACGGTCGCCCGTGTAATGCAGGTTAAAGAGGATGTTCGGCGGAGCTTCAGCGCGGATCGAGTACTCGCCCGCCTGGACGAGAATCTCCGCCCCGATCTGCACCTGAAACGCGTCGGCGTCCGACGCGAGCGGATCAAACGTCGAATGAGGCGCACCGCGATAGCGGAGCGCTTCGACCTTCGAGCCGTCTTCGCGATGCTGCTGCCATACGTCTAGCTCGATGCCCGCCGCTTTCGCGGCACGTCGCATCAGTTCGATGTTTGTCATGTCTCGACCTCGTCGAATACAAACGCGCCATAGCGGAGGGCCACCAGCGCACGAAGCGCGGCGATCCTCCAGCTAACGGAAATGAAACGGAGGCCCGTCGGAGTGAGCGCTGCCCACGCGGGGCCGATCGGAGTCCCGATGCGCATCAGACGGACCGGCGAAGCGCCGATGATCTTGTCGCAGACTTCCTCATCAGCGGACGGCGCGAAGGTCTCGAATACCGTTCCGTCGACCTCGACGAGACATTCGTCCGTCCCGTGCCTTTCGGCGACGATGACAGGCGTCCGCATGTCGAGCGATCGCGCGACCCAGTAGTCGAGCGCGGCGCCGACGAGCGAGGCGACTTCAATAGGATGCATTGTCGCGGCCCTCCTCATCAGGCGGATCGCCGCGGTAGAAGCCGACGATCGACGGAAACGGGACGATACGCGTCCGATACCGTTGCGCGATCAAGTCGATCGCATCGCCCTCGACCGTGCGCAAGCGCTCTGCGTTGTCGACGATGATCGCCTGATAGCGATCGAGGACGCCGCTATTGAGAAGCTCCAGCGACCAACCGTAGACATTGGCCTTCGGCAAGCCGAACCGCATCGCCGTTCCGACGGCGTAGACTTCCTTCTCGGCGATGTACGCGGCGTGAATGCCGATTTGCCCGTAACCGAGAATAAGCGCCGCCGCGGCGGTCGTTTTCCCCGACTGGCGGGGCGCATGTACGCGCTGAATCAACTTAGACATTGGCGGCGACTCCCGTCGACGGCCAGGCGTACATCGTGATTTGTCGATCCAACCATTGAAGGAAGGAATCGAACTTCGCTCGAACCCGTTTCATTGACTCTCCCGGTCTTAACGCGCCGACTTGAGCGCCGCGTCCATTGCCTTTAAGAATTCCCGCTTAAACCCCGCGTCGACGGATCGCTTCGCAACCTGTCGATAATTGAGACGCTGCTTTGCTTCGTGCGCGTCTTCGAATTTGATGAGGAGCTTCAAACCGCCTTGCTTGCCGCGCTTCGCTTTCGTGCGCTGCCAGAAACCATTTACGACGCCGTTTTTCGTCTTGACCTTGCCGACGAAGACGTCCGACCGGGCGTTCAAACGCTGAAGCGTTCGCGCCGGGAGGTTCCCGAATTGGTTGACCTTCTGTTCGACGGGCTTCAGCAGCGCTCGACTGTTGAGCTTGTTTAGACCGCCGTTTTCATACGGCTCCAGATATGCCGCCGTCTTATCCATCACGTAGACGACCGCCTCGGGCTTCGCCTTCGTCGCCTTCTTGATCCGGATCGCGTTCAATGTGAAAGGCGTCGGACCGTCAAAGACCTTTTGCATGTTCGCACGCTCATCGTCGCGGACACGCTCGGCGACTGCGTTTAGCGCCTTCGCCGTTGCAAACGGGATTTGCCCTTGCGCGAAGAAACTGAAGTCCTTCGCGAGCTTCTTCACGTCCGCCGCTACGCGTATATCGAACATGACCTAGCAAATAAAAGCGCCCGCCCCGACGAACGGGAACGGGCGCGGCTTTGAATATGGAGCGGGTTATCGGATTCGAACCGATGACATACAGCTTGGAAGGCTGTCGTTCTGCCAACTGAACTAAACCCGCCATGAACTCTCACGACTGGCGACTGACCGTTCGCGCCGACCTAGCGCAGCTATGATTCCCGTCAGTTAGGCGTCGCCATCCGGGAAGCACAGTCCCCGGTCGGTCTAGACGACCATTTAGCACCGCCATGCGTGAGAGGCCCGCCGAAGCGGGCTCGAAACTACATTTCAGACTCCGCCAACATCGCCTTGATGTTGACTATCTGACGCTGCCATCGCGCGATGTACCACTCGATACGATCGAGCGCCTCGCGGTCGTTAAACGTATCGCCACTGAAGAAGCCCGCGTCGATACTGTCGGCGGCGTCTTCAGCCCACTGGCGCAACGCCATTAGGCCGCGGGCGCGATGCCGAAGTGATTTCGCGCGATCGCCTCGATCTTTTCGAGGATATGGATCGGCGCGAATTCGAATTCCTTGATTTCGGCCTTAAGGCGCTTCATCAGGGGCGTTTCGACGACCTCCGTATCGGCGGGCGCCGCGGTCGTCGCGTTCGTTGCTGCATCGGACATGCTTGCTCCTCTTCTGTTTCTGCTGTGTGCGCTGTGGACTCCAGCGCTCACGGTGCAAGGCGAATACGAGCGCGAGGCGCCGATTCGCCGCTTCTACAGGACGCGGCATTCATTTCGCAACGCTTTCCCCGCTGCACGATTCGCCCCCATCAAGTAAAAAGGCCGCTCCCCACAACAGGAAGCGGCCCAGCCCGACACCGAGGAGAACCGTTCAGATAGACTATCGTTACGGTAGCTGAATGGTATTGGAACCCCGTAAAGCCGTCAAGCGTTTTCCGCCAAATTCCCCCTAATCGGTAGCTCACCGCACGAACACATATGAAATTCGTTGCATGACGGCTACCAAATTGGTATCTTTGCCCCGCAGACGTAAAACTACCGATACGGGAGCTTTTATGCGTGATGCGAAGAGCCAGCTTACGAAGAAACTGACCGAGGTCGCCGGAAGCGAACCGACGTTTGTAGAAGCCCGACCGGACGGATTCATCGCGTTTTTCGGCGATGAGCTGTCCGCACTACGGGTCGCATACCACTACCGGAAGAAGAAGGTCACTTGCAGTCACCGCCGAGCGCTGCGCGTTTGGTCTGTCACAGTCCGCAACCAATAACCGAGAGAACGTCATGACCGTCGAAACAGCTATCAGCCTTTCCGAAGATCAAAAAACCGTAGCCAAGAAGAAAATCGTCGACCTAAGCCAGGCGGTCGGAACCCTTCACCGATACATCGAAGAAGGTCGTCCGATTGATGTCGAATTCGCGAAAACCGTCGCATGCGTCACCGAATACAAGCTCAGCGATCTGTGCAAAACACTCGGTATCGAGACGTTCGGAACGAAGGAGCGCGAAGAACGTCACGCAAAACTCCGTGCCGCCAATCTGGAGATTCACGAATTACAAACCCAGCTTGGCAAGACGCTAAGTCCGGAAGCGACACAAGAAGCGATCAAGAACATCGCCGCGCATCTGAATAAGTGGTGGAACCTCGACGGGTTCGGGTATGTTCACGACCTCGAATTCGGTCAGTATGGTGTGTGTCATGGTCGCTTTTCGTGCAGCCTTCACGGCACGTTCCGACTCATCGACTCTGATACCCCTGTCTCTGACAAGGAAAACAAGGCTACTTGGATTGATAGCCTGCGTGAGCGAGGATTCGAACTCATCAAGGATGGACGTGAATGGGCGATCCTCGATTGCGATACGAGCCGCAAAGCGATAATTGATCTGTTCGCCGAGCGCATTCCGTCGGCAAAGGTCGTCAAGTTCGACAACTACAACCGCACCCGCGCTGGAGACTTCGTCCTGAGCAATGCGGAAGTTTATATTTATAAGCTCTCTGAAATCCTCGCGCTTCCCATCCCGGCTGAGGAGGCGCAATGACGACGAAGATCGATCGCGCCGTCCACGCGAACCAACTTATCCGCGTTATCGCCTCGCATGGTCGCCGCTTCTTCTACTGCGTGCCGACGGATCGCTATGCCCGAATCGAACTTGACCCGCGCGGTCGCGTTTGGTTCATCGACGACTATTCGGCAAAGCCGATCTACACGCACAACTATGGGAACTGGCGCGGGTTCACGCACGGCGGGACGCTCCGCGACCTCGTCGACGATATGCGCGACTACATCATGACGGGAAAAAGAATCGGAAGCTGGAAGATCACGCGCCCGCGCGAGGACGGCTCGAATACTTGGGGCTATGACAAGGAATCTGCCGAGGCGGTCCGTAATGCCGCATTCCTGCTGCCGATCGTCGACGCCGACCACATCAGAGGCCATGCATGAGCTACACCCAACTCTCAGACAGCACGCCGATTGCCCGCAAGAATCACCACTGCTCATGGTGCGGCGAGCGCATCGAGTCAGGCTCGATGTACATGCGCACAGCGGGAATCAACGACGGCGACTTTCAGGTCGGGAAGTTTCACCCGGAATGCGACGCCGCGGCGACTGACGAATTCCGCCGAGACCCCGGCTTCGAATATCTTCCCTACGACAACGAACGGCCCGAGCGCGTTGAGCCGCGCGACTATTACGTCATCAGCGTCCACCATACGCGCCGAGAGGATCGATACATCCTTTTGTGGCGTCCGGACAATAAGGGCTATACGTATCGCGCGTCGACCGCTGGCCGATATTCCGCTGAGACGATCCGCGCGCATCTTGGCTACTACAATTGCGGATGCAGCAATATCGCGGTCCCGACTGGAATACTCGACGCGCTAACCGTGATGACGACTCCCGCCGATCAGTTCGACGGCGCCGACGGCCCCGCGATTCTCAACACGCGCGCGAAGTGGCGAATCCTTCTGGCGAATGTCATAGAGCCAACGAAATACAAGCCCGAGCCGATGTTTAACCGCGCGCCGCTTACCGACTGGGAGCGCCGGGAGCTTGGCTATACGTAATCGCCCAACACTTCACGCAATAACCCGAGAGCCCGACGGCGGACCGGCAATGTCGGCAACTGCCCGAGGGCTCTTCTGTTTCTACCGCACACGTCGACGGCGGCTTCGTCGGCGGGATGACCGCCTCGCCCTCGACGACAGCGCTCACAGCTTGAACGCCTCGTTAAGCGGCCCCGGAAGCTCCCGGATGTACTGCACGACCCGCCAACACTCGACCGCCTGTTTTACGCTGACCTCGACATCGTCGGGCCATGCTCGCGCCTCATTGAGCGTATGGAGCGCCTCGCCCAGTTCGGGCGCATGTACATGGAGCTTCGGGACATGACGGTCGATGTCCGCCTTCAGCGCCGATGCGATCTGCCGAACCGTCACGCGGCCTCCGCCTCTTCTTCGTCTTCAGGCTCGCGAATGCCGAGCGCACCGCGCACGACGGCGACCATCAGAGCGTCTCGCGTCTGGACTTCGCGCGGGAGCGCGGCGTATTCGATCAGGTGCGGATGCGTCTTCGCTTCCGTGTCGAGCGCGTCGCCTCGCGACCAGCCGAGCCGCGTCATTTCACGGACCCATTGCTCATGTGTCGACTCGGGCGTCATGAAGCCACCAGCGACAGCACGAACGGAAAAGATCGCGCCCTCGCGTGCTTGCGCCGACGCCTTCTCCCACGAAGGGACTTCAGTCTCACCGACCGACATTCGATACGCGCGCTCGACCTCATGCACCACTCGCGCGACTTGCGTTACGTTCATTTTCGATCCCTCAAAATAGATATACGGCTACCGAACCTTTAACATTTGAAACTATCGTTTCGGTAGCCAATACGGCTACTTCGAGGGATTACCCTAACTTCTGGCTATTCCTCAGATTTTTGGTTTTGCGTTGCAGATGCGCAACATGCGAAAAGGGCCGTGACGTCGAAACGTTACGGCCCTTTCTTGGGAAAACGGGAAAAACCGGCTTCCGCTACCGAAACGATAGCGGAATCGTATTGGAGTGGCGAGGAGACGTCAAGCAAGCCCAGTTCGTCCCCTTCGCGCTCGATCGCGCGTCAGTGTTGCTGCTGCGAGGCTGTGAATTTCGGGGACCTGACTCTCATCGACCGCACTCAACATGCGGACCAAATCCCTTACTGTTTCTTCCTCTGCCAAGGAAAGCGGCGGTCCTTTTTCATTGCCCCCTCTGACCGGGTATGCGCTCCCTACATTTTTTAGGGAGACCCCTCGGGATACTGCTTCTTCTATCACGTTCACGGCTCCGTTTCGAACGTCGGTTTTTGTTTCAACACCACTAAACAACTACCGACATGGTAGCACTTCACGGAAACGTTTTGTTACCAAACACACATAAAAATACAACGTTGTTACCGGGCTACGAATCAGTCTTTCTTCGCGCCGGTCATTTTTTCCCGAACGATCTTCATAACCTCGGCGGCGCCTTCTTCGCTACCGCTCTTCAGCAGTTCGACTACCATCGCGACGACTTCTTGCTTCAGCGGAGAAAGATTCTCAACTGATTCTTCGGAATGGGTCTCGTCCATCCAACCGCGAGGAAGGCCCATTGAGTCCTCGATCTTCATAGCCGTCTTGTCGCCGATCGGCTTGCGGCCTGTGTTGATGTGCGAAACGAACTTATCCGAAATATCAAGCTGTTCCGCGAAACGCTTGAGCATGCCGCGATCAGGCTCGGAGGGAAGCGTCTGACGGACGCGCTCCTTGAACTGCTCAAACAGGAAAAGGAAGTTTTCACGACGAATTTCCTTGACCCGCGCTTCTTGGTTTTCCACTTGGTTCTCCCCGGATTTGAATGCGTTGTAACTGCGAACAGGCGCAGATTACCATATCGGTAGGTTTTGCGACTACCCCACAGGTAGCGACAAATGCTAGACACCGCACGCCGCTTTCCTTTAAGCTACCATTTCGGTAGCTGAACTAGGAGGCGATAAATCGATGCTTACCGCAATCGAGTTTTGGAAGAAGGTCGGAACGCCGAAGGCCCGCGAAGTGTGCGGCCTCGCCGGAACAACCTTCGAATATTTTGAACACATCGCGCACAGACGCAAGCGCCCGAGCGAGGCTCTCGCGGACGCGATCGCAAAGGCCGCATTGCACCTGACGGGGTTCAAGGTCGATGCAGCTTCAATGCGTTCGCCCATTGGCGAGACAGCGGAGAGCAAGCGGGAAGCTCGTCGCAAAGAGCGCGCAGCAGCGTTCGCCGCTTCACTTGCGGAGGCGGCCGTATGAGCTTTGATGCACTCGCCTGGGCATGGAATCAGAAGACCGGTAGCTCGGGCCGAAAAGCTACGCTGATGGGCGTCGCCCAGTTCGCCGACGAGGACGGCTATTGCTGGCCGGGACAACGCATGCTTGCCGAGTACACCGAGCAAGGCGAGCGGACCGTCCGCGAGCATCTCGTCTGGCTCGAATCAAACGGCTATCTGTCTCGTTGCGCCCGCAAGCGTCCGGACGGCACGAACGCAAGCGACGCGTACTACCTCAACCTTGAAAAGCCTCCCGCCGAATTCAAGACGAAGCGGAAGAAGCAACCGGCAGATTTCGCCGCAAGCGAAAAGCCGAAGAACAACCGGCAGAATCCGCCGACGGCAGATTTCGCCGACGGCGAAAAACAGCAGAACCAACCGGCGAAATCTGCCGGACATGAACCAGTCATAGTTAAACCTAAAGGTTTAACTGAACCAGTCAGCACGGCGCGAGGTTCGCGCCTCCCCAACGATTGGACTATCAAACCGGAATGGATCGACTGGACGACCCAATCGACGGCCCGCTTCGCTGAAGAACTCGAAGCATGGAAAGGCGGAGCATGGTCCGTGCAACACACGCTTTTTGAGTCCGAGAAGTTCCGCGACTATTGGTGCGGCGTCGCCGGGAAGGCTGCGAATAAAACCGACTGGCCGGGAACGTGGCGCAACTGGGTCCGGAAAGCCGGTCCGATGAAGACCGCGAAAAACGGCGGACACGGCGCATGGTGGGCAAGCGACGAGACCGCACTCGCGAAGGCGATTGAGGTCGGAGTCGGCCCGGCGTTGCAGACCGAAAGCCGTGACGCATGGCATGCGCGCATTCGCGCTGCGATCGAGAACGGCGGGAAGCCGCCCGCTCCGCGCCCGATGCTGACCGCTACGCCACAAATGACGCTGCCGAACGAGTCCGAGAAGCGCGGCCCGTCGGAAGTGTCACGCGCGTCCCTGTCCGAATCTCTCGCCATGCTCCGCGCTCGCAACGCGGGCGCATTGGCTCATCCGTCGCAGCAACCCTGAAGGAGCCGCAATGATCGCCTCGACTAGCGTTGATTCGCTGATCGCACACAAGGAGTCCGGGAAGGCCGCGGGACAACGTCTTGCGATTCTGAAACACCTTCGCGAAGACCCGGCACGCGCGATGAGCCGGAACGAAATCGCGCGCTTCTTCGACCTCCCGATCCAGTCCGTTTGCGGGCGCATCGGAGAGCTGAAGGAGCAAGGTCTCGTCATCGAGGACGCACCGAAGTTCGATCCCGGAACGGAGCGCATGGTTAAGCCCGTCCGCGCCGCACTCGACCCCGTCACGACGCACTAACCCGGAGGCATACGCAATGCAGGGCAAGCCGCTTAAGCAATTCCCGTTGTTCAAAAGCGTCGATCAGGCGCTGGCGAAGGCCTACGAGGTCCGCGCCGCATCGGGCGTCAAGGTCGCTTCTTACGGCATTCAGACCGCCGCGAGTAGCTCGACCGATCGACTGAGCGCGACGGACCGACTCACAGAAGCAACATGGGTGATTCAGGTCGTCGACGCGACGCTCAACGAGGCGCAGCGCGCCTACGTGACCGGGACGTATGACGGCCTCGGCGTCGATCGGGACGACGCGCTCGATCTGCTGACGCGCACATATGCGGAAATCGCACGCCGCGCAACGTTGGTTCGCGAACTTCTCATCCGCGAATTTGATTTCGGCGAGACCTACTCGAAATCGCTCCCGCAAATCGCGCTCGAATGCCAGGTATCGCTAAGCACCGTCGAGAAGTCAGCACGCAAGGCCCGGTCCATCATCAAAGGGCTACAAAGCGAGGTCGAGGCCGCACTTCGAGCGACATTTGAGCCACGCGGATGGCTCCGCGCCCGAGAGTTGAAAGCGGCCTGAGCGATGCCAGCGCGAAAGTAAGTTTTTGCTTGCGCGTAGACTACCTTTTCGGTAGCATTAAAAACACTCCAAACAACCCGACACGGGAGATTTGAGGATGGAAAACCTGTCTTACCCCACTGCCGTCAATACCGAAGCGGCTCGCGTCGCAATTCGGGAGTCTGCCGCACGCGCTCAAGCTGGCATTCTTGCGCCCGCATTGGCTACCGAAACGGTACTTTCTCGCCGGATCGGGTTTAACGAACTGATTGCGCATGCACGCGCGTCGACGGCCCATAACCTGAACGTCGCGAAAGCATGCCGCTACTTCAACGATCAGCACGCGAGTCAAGCGGTCGGCGAAGCGGAGCGCGTCGAGAAGCTCGTCGAGCATCAGATTGCCGCGATCGAGGCATTCCCCGAAATCTTCCGCCTCCTCGCTGACCTCGCGACGGAACCCGAGCGCCGCCGCGCCGCGTTCCCGCATGAGACGCGTCCCGAATGGATCGCACTCCTCGCGGGCCGAGCCGCAACCCTTCTGCATCAACTCCAGCGATGAGCGAACGGTCGGCGAAGTTCGCCGACTGGATCGTCGCCGCGCTGATTGCAGTCGCGATCGGCGCGATCGCTGGACACGAATCCTTTTCGGCTGATAGCAGAAAACAAGCCCCGCAAGAAGCGCGCGGGATTCAAACCAAAATGGAACGACTGAACACATGAAGCACGTTCATACCGCGATCAAAAACGTCGTGAAAGCAATTTCCGTCGAAGGCATCGCGAAGTCCGGACAAAACGCCGAAGACGGCTACTCGTTCCGCACGATCGACGACATCCTCGAAAAGCTGTCGACGCTCCTCGCGGATCACGACCTCCTCATCCTACCGACCGTCATCGAGCGCGAATCAGTCGAGCGCCGCACGGCTACGGGCATGGCGCTTTTCTTTGCGACCGTTCGCGTCCGCTACGACTTCACGTCGACGATTGACGAAAGCGTCGCATCGGTCGAGGTCTACGGCGAAGCGATGGACACCGCCGACAAGGCGACCAATAAGGCCATGACAGCCGCATACAAGGTCGCTGTGACGCAAACCTTCTGCATCGCGACGAAGCACAACCTCGACGCCGACGCGACGACTCATAACGCCGCGGCCCGCATGACCGAGCAAGAGCGCACGAAGCATGAACGCGCGATTCTCGCGGCGCCGAATGCGAAGGCCGTCACGAACGCCCATAAGCTCGCCGTCGCTGCCGCCGTGCGCGTCGCTGACGCTGAAGCTCGAACGGCTTTCAACGAAGCGAAGAAGAAGCGCACCGCCGAGCTTGCCGAGTCGAAGGGCTCGTCGACCGAACAGAATCCTGCGGAGGCGACCACCAAATGAGCGTCAACAAGGCAATTTTAGTCGGCAACCTCGGCGCCGATCCGGAAATCCGCTACATGCCGAGTGGCGACGCGATCGCCTCGATCCGCCTCGCGACGACCGACCGCTATCGCGACAAGCAAAGCGGCGAAATGAAAGAGATTACCGAGTGGCATCGGGTGAGCTTTTTCGGGAGGCTCGCCGAAGTCGTGAAGGAGTACACCCGAAAAGGCTCTCAGGTCTACGTCGAGGGAAAGATCAGGACACGCAAATGGCAAGCGCAAGACGGTAGCGATCGCTACTCGACCGAGATTGCCGCGCTGACCCTTCAACTCCTCGGCGGACGCCCTTCCGGTGATCGAGGCGACTCCCGCAATGAACGCGGCTCGCAGCAAACCGGATCGCGTCACTCGATGGGGGAAAACGAAATTCCTGACGACGACATCCCCTTCTAGCAGTAACCGACGGGCGCCTCGGCGCCCACTCTGACACCGCTTAGTAGTCCACACCGACGAGAGATAAAAATGGAACAAATTCAAGAGATCGTCCCCGGCAACGTCAAAGACGTTATGCGCACCTTCAAGACGGGCGTCGCAGACGTCTACATGGTCAGACTCGACGCGCTCCGCGTCCGCCCCGGCTTCAATGCGGCTCGCGAGGCCGATCCGGAATATCCGCTCGCCGTGCGCGAATATGCCGAGTCGATGAAGGCTAACGGCTTCTTTCGCCACAAGCCGCTCAAGGTCTCCGCGGCGTCCGACGGCTTCCTCTACATCGCCGACGGTCATACGCGCTTCGCCGCCGTGCAACTCGCGAACAGCGAAGGCGCCGGCATTGAGTCAGTCCCGGTCATCAACGAAATGCGCGGCACGACCGAAGAGGACCGCATTTTCGGCCTGATCCTCGACAACAACGGGCGCAAGCTGACGCCGCTCGGCGAGGCAATGGTCATCAAGCAACTTCTCGGGCGCGGCATCGAAGAGAAGGAAATCGCCCGTCGACTGGGCTACTCGGTAACGACCATCGCGAAAGCGCTGACGCTCGTCGCTGCCCCGGCGCCTATCCGTGAAATGGTCGCATCCGGCGAAGTGTCGGCGACGACGGCTGTCAAGGCGATCAAGGAGAACGGCGCCGAGGCCGTCGCAGTCCTCGAAGAGGCGAAGGCTACGGCGAAGGCCGCGGGAAAGACGAAGGTCACAGAGAAGCACCTGAAGCCGAAAGCGACGCCGAAGGTCGAAACGCCGACGATCAGCGAAACGGATCGGCTCAACTGGATCGAGGTACGCCGCGACGTCGCAATCCGTCAATGGTATCGAGAAGGACAAGTCGCCTTCTGGCAGATAACCGACTCCAGCGATGAGGTTATCGCCGAAGGCCCGACCCTGCGCGAAGCGATCGACAACGCGATCGAAGCAACGAAGGACGAGGGCTAAGTCAATGGCGCGCTTCCACGTCCGATGCCGGAAATGCGAGACGCGCCGCGTCTTGCCTTTCCACCCTGAACAGTACAACTCGCATGACAAGGCGCCGAAGTGCCGTTGCTGCGGCGAGCGAAATTACCGTCTCGACGCCTGGATGATGAAGCGCAACGTCCGAGCAATGACATGCGCATGCGCCGGTTACTGGTTCTGGCATCGACGCGGAAGCCTGTATTGCTGGCATCGAGCCGACGGCTCGAATCGCTATCCCGGAGACCCGGACTTCGCCGATCGCAATCTAACGGATGACGAAGTCGCCGCGCTGATCGCCGCATGAACACAGTCCCGAAACGAGACTTTCGCGATACGCCCTCGTATGAGTGCGGGACATGCAGGAAGACACACACTCTCCCGCCCTACGTCATATCGCATTGGTTCAAAACCGTTTTACATCACTGCGACGCCTGTTTCGCGATCCACGAAGTAACCGAAGGCGTCGCCACACTTACGACTAAAGGACGGATCACACGATGACCACCACCAACAGCGCCGAGCTTTTCCTCGACAATCGAAAGACGCTCGTCGCCTTCGGCGAATCGATCGCGAACGGCCCGACGGCCGATTCGGTCCAGCTTGCGCGGGACAACGTCCGACACGCGAAGCGCCTCCTCGCTCAAACGGAAATCGAGCATGCGGATAGCCGCAAGGCCGCAAAGCGCATCAAGCGCGCCCGCGAATCCGCCTGGCAACCCGAAGCCGCCAGCTAAGCACGAAGCGGCCCGATTCGTCGGGCCGCGTCATTTCCGATTGACCGTCCGACTGTCGATGATGCTCTCGTCGGCGATCATGCTCAGAAGGTTTTTGAACAGCCCGCCCGCTACGACGGCGCCGACGACCCAGTAGACCCATGTACTGAAAGCGTCGTCCGTGAAATGCCACAGCGCCGCGCCCGCGGCGATCCCGCCGACGATGCTCCCGAGCGCGATCTTTTCGCTTCGCTTCATTGCTTCCCCCGTTCGTGTTTGTCGCCGACTTTACCGCGAACGTGAAAGCGCCGCCACAGCCCGCAAAACCGCTACCAAATCGGGCGCCACTCCACTAGGATAGGCTCCGCCTAAACTACCCTTTCAGGAGCTTCTATGTCGTCCCTTTCGCTTTACAACTTGACTGGACAATGGCTTGCGATGCGCGACCAACTCGCGGACGCTGGCTTCGACGAAACGACGATCACCGACACACTCGACGCCGAGTCGGGCGATTACGACGAAAAGGTCTCGCGCGTTGCGATGGTGATCGAGGAATTCGACGCAATGGCTGAAGCTAAGAAGGCCCTCGCGAAGAAGTTCAGCGAGGAGGCAACACTCCTCGACAATCGCTCGAAATCGCTCCGCGCGTATCTCTCACGCTCGATGTCGGCGACTGGCCGAACCAGCGTCGACCATGAACTGATTCGCGTGAAGCTCTACATCGGACGCGACGAGCAAATCATCATCAGCAACCCGGATGAAGTGCCGATTAATTTCATCCGCACAAAGACGGAAACGTATCCGGACAAGACAGCAATCAAAGCGGCCCTGAAGGGCGGCGGCACGGTCCCCGGCGCCGAGCTTCTGAAGAAAGACCGTCTGAGCCTCCTTCACTGACCGGAGCGGCGACGATGGACAAGAAGATTTTCACGCTCACGGGCACGAATCGACGCCTCGTCGCCGAGGCGATCCGCGACTCGCCAAACGGCCATATGGTCGTCATCAGCGAGCCGACGCGCTCGCTCGATCAAAACGCGCTCCTCTGGCCGCTTCTGACCGAGGTCTCGCGTCAGGTCGTTTGGTACGGTCGACGGCTCACGCCGAATCAATGGAAGTCGTTTTTCACCGCGGCATTGAGCGGCCTCGACGTCGTTCCGAACATCGACGGGACCGGCTTCGTCGCACTGGGCGAGGCGACGTCGACCATGTCGAAGCGGAAATTTTCCGACCTGATCGAACTGATTTTCGCCTTCGGCGCCGATCGAGAGGTCCGATTCGCGGCGCCCAAAGACCACTATCTCGGGCGCCTCTGAGGGCTGTCTTTTTTTCGCCCTTCACGGCTATCGTTTCGGTAGTTGTGTGATATTATCGCTACCAAGTTGGGAGGTTTTGTAGTTGCCAACGCCAACAGCAGCCGAAAGGCGCTACATGGGCAAGGTCGCCGAACTCGGCTGCATCGTCTGTGAGCGCCTCGGACACGAAGGAACGCCCGCGATTGTCCATCACCAGATACGCGGGCGCGGAGGATGGGGGAGGTCCAGTCACTTCCGAACCATTCCTGTATGCCCGATTCATCACCAGCATAGCGGCGTCGGGATACATGACATGGGCGAGGACCAATACCTCGCGATGTTCGGCTTCAGCGAGGCCGAACTCGTCGACGAGGTCCGTGAGCGACTGAAGCAACACCTACCCCCGTCCGAGACCATTCACTGAACGGGGCGTCTCGAATGCCGATTTTGGTTACAGAAAGCGAATTGCTCGACGCGATGGTCGAGGGAAAAAGCTACCGCGTCGACGCGGTCGCGAACCTGATTCCCGACGCTCCGAAGCCCGCCGTTAAGGACGCACTCCTCGGGCTCGTCAAAAAAGGCGACGTCTGGAAAACCTATAACGGCGGTCGATGGGAATACGTCCGACTGTCCACACAGGACTTCGACGACATGCGCACGCGTCGCGCTGACCGCGTCGACATCCCCGAATGGATGCGCGGCTCGCTGACCGGCTATGAGGCGACGCTAGGCCGTCATCGCGCGGTCTGCGAGGCATCCCGAACCCTCTTTAGATCGTAACCATCCGCACCCGGAGACCATCAGAATGTATCCCCGCTCACAACTCAAAAAGTTCTACGTCTACGCCGCTGACAAGCTCGTCGCCGTCGTCAGCGCAATGACGGATCGCGGCGCGATCGCGCAAGCATCCGACCTGACAGGCCACAGCGCGGCGAAGCTCGTCGCGCAAACGACCATCCGCTAACCACTCCACGCGCGCATGAACGGAATCGAAGCCCTCTGCGCAGCGATCGCCGCCGCGGCCCTCCTCGGCGTTGCGATCGCCTACCTCAACGACCGATTCAAGTAACCGAGTGAATATGGACACAACTCAAGCCGCGTCGATTCGACCCGACATCCTCATGTCGAGCGGTCGATACTTCGATTTCCTTCGCCCCGAGGAATCCGAGTTCAGCATCCGGGACATCGCACACGCGCTGTCTAATGTGTGCCGATTCGCGGGCCACACAAGCCGCTTTTACTCGGTCGCTCAGCATTCGGTCTTCGTGAGCCAGATTGTTCCGCCGAGCATGGCGCTCGCGGGGCTGATGCACGACGCCGCGGAGGCATTCGTCGGTGACGTTGCCCGACCACTGAAGCAACTTCTCCCCGATTATCGCGAAGTCGAAAAGCGCGTCGAGCGTGTTGTTATGACTAGGTTCGGCATCAATCTGCCGCTCCCGCCCGAAATCAAGCACGCCGACCTTGTCATGCTCGCAACCGAGCAACGGGACTTGATGCCTCACCACGACGACGAATGGGCTTTGATTTCGGGAGTGACACCACTTCCCGGACGGATCAGCCCTCTCCCTCCCGATGCCGCGTTTATCCAGTTTCTCTCGCGCTTCCACGAACTGATTTCCGAGAAACTCTGACATGCCAGGCACGAAGAAACCCCGCAAGCCGTTTCGCCCTAGCTGGAATCGCGGCGGCGTCATGTTGCGCACTCAGCCTTGGAAGGTCGCCGCAGTCTTCGGCTCGGTCGAGAAAATCCTCGACCAGCTAGACACCGACGGCACGATCACGACCGCGGAAGACGGAACGCCGCTTTTCCGGGACGACAGCGATCAATGTTTCTACGAGATGGCGCCGTCGCTTCGCGGCCTGACCGATGCCTTCGACCTGCACTCGTCGCGGAATACTCGCCCGGTCACGACGGCGGGCCTACTCGCCCTGCTCGCGAAGCTCGAAGCGAAGGAAGAGGTCGACGACGACGACATCGCGATCGCTCGCGAGTCCGTCCGCCTGATGCGCGCCGAGTCGATGAACTTCACGGCGGATTACGCGAATCAGATTGTCCGCGACACGCAAATCAAGTTTGAACTTGAAAGACTCGCCGCTTGAGCGGCCCGAAGGAAGAAAATGAACGCTCTGTTTTTCGTCATGGGATGCGTAGACGGACGCCTCGTCCTGACGCTGGAAGAAACCGCCGACATGCTCGGAATGGCGCTCCAGACCGCTTACAACCAGATTGACGCCGGAACCTTCCCGATCCCGCTCCGGAAAAACGGCCGGAAGTGGGTCGCAGACGCTCGCGACATCGCCGAGTATCTCGACCTTATGCGCAAGGAAGCGCGCGAAGCACACGACGCCCTGAAGAGGAAGCTCGCGGCCTGAGCCCGAGACATTCAGACGAACGAAGCGCGACCTAGTCGCGCTTTTTTCATTTCTGGCGCCGCAATGCCGGTCGGTCCCGTCAAATTCGCGGCTGCTACGCACTGTTACCCCAGTGTTACGCGACGCCCTGTAGAATCGCCGAGAGCCTTACGCAGCGCGGCTCAGCGCGATTACTTCGGTCCGATCCATCATCGGCGCGACGGACACGCGGCGGGGACTGGCAATGGGCTTCGAAGACATGGGGCGCAAGACAGAACGAAAACGACGAAGGAAACGCGAAGTAAAAACGCGAACGACAAACGCGCATGAAGCAAACCGCTCATTTTACCGCAAGCCGCCCTCCCGCCCCTCGTTCCGCGTCGCAACAACCTCGGAAGCCCATGATTTACATGAGGTTTTTCCGAGCGGCAAGACCGGCTTATCAGGGCGCATACACGCGAAATCCCCGTCTGGCGGGCGTCTCAGCATTGTTCCTGATCGAAGAATAGTAATTTCGAATTATCGGCACAAAGAATTGATAGTAGGGGTATACACTGCTTTCCATCGACGTTGCGAACAGACCCAAGCACCACGCAACGTCTTACTGAATCAAATATGACGGAGAGTTCACCATGAAGACCAAGCTTATCGCTGCAGTTCTGATCGCCGCTTCCGCTACGCTGGCTGCCCCCGCTTTCGCAAGCGGCTACGGTCCGGCTCCGCATTACAACCCGACGGCCGGCGCGCCCGCTTCGCAGCAAGGCCAGAGCGCACAGACGCTGGCAGCCGAACAGGCACAGCAAGCCAACGTCGCTTATGGCGGCGTGCAAAACGGTTCTTCGCAAGGCGGCAAGCATGAGCCGCAGACGGGCCCGGGCTCGGTGTTCTTCGGCCACTAAGCCGAAGCTGAGCCAGCAACAGGTTTCGTAGCAGGCAGTACCGCGCAGCACAGGTAGTACGCAGTTCTGGCAGTACCCGGTAGTGTTGAAATGGCAGTTCCAGAAGTGGCAGTACCGCAGTCGAAGCAGTCAAGAAGTACCGTTGATGGTGTAGATGGAAGTACCACGCAGTTGCCGTACCCTGGAAGTACCACGCAGTCTGTTGTTGCAGGTGCAGTCGAGCCGGATGTTCTCCACGGAGCGTCCGGCTTTGTTTTTGCGCGATCAAATGTGATGCCCGGGACTTATCCGCCTGCGGCAAGCAGCTCGGTATTGATCGCTTCGCGCGCCGCCTGAAAGGCCGCTTCGGCGGCGGCGTGCTCCGTCGGCCAGAAGCGGTCGATATGCACAAGCCGCCAGTCCAGCATCACCGCATCGTCCTTGAGCACGCGGAAATGCGCCTTCACGCCCGTCAGCACCTGCTCGACTGCGACCTCCATGTCGAAATCCTTGTAGCGTTCCTGATAGTCGCCCATATCGATGCCTTTTGGCTCCATCGCGCCTCCCACTTTCTTTCCGCAGTGTCGTTTAGCGTCGCCGTTGCGCCCGCACTCAGTCGCAATCGCCGGACAGGTACTTTCTGCCGTCGCAAGTGATTTCGACACCCGCGCCCTTCGACGATTTCGCCACCAGCCCCGCGCCCAGCAGTTCCTTTTCGACGACAGGCTCGACGGCAGGTGGTGGCTGACCCGTCCCGATATCGTTCAGTTGCCGCAAGGTATCGATTGCATCCGCACTCAGGGATTTCGTCAT